CCACATATTTCTGTAATAAAGTCTTCTTCAAGAACTTCGGCTTTAATTATTTGCCTTGCTAATTTTACTCTTTTTAAAACTCCTTTTAATATAATATCTTTTAACATATAATTTATTGTTAATTAGAGGGGGTAGAATAGTTATCTAAACCACCCCCTTTGTTTTATTTTGCACCCCATTCTTTCAATTTTAGTTGCTCTTTGATACATTGTTTTCTGCCAATTATTCCACAGCGGTACTTACACAATGATATACCTACTCTTTTGCCCTTTTTAAGTATAATTATCTTGGTATATCTCCCACATTTTTCCTCTAATGGGAAACTACAACAAAGTGGTTCTAAAATCTCTGGGTAGAATAACAAGCAGTTATCTAATTTCCGTTTCTTTTTCTTAAATATTCTCATTTTTCTCCCTCCTTTAACCTGTGATAGCGGTTCTTAAATACTTTTGGCTTATCCCAGCCATTCTTCTTCATAAAACCAATACTTCTCATCTGTGGCGGTGCTTCTGTTTTCTGAAGTTGTTGAATAATATTCAGTAAAAAATCTATGTTGTCATCAAGCATTTCATCGTGGACTATTCTCTCACATCTTTTACATAGTATTGCTATATTTTCTTTAGCACCTGTTCCTCCTAATCTTCTCGGTTTTTTGTGATGTTTAACTAAATCTTTAGTAGTTCCACAGAATAAACATCTTCTCTCTTTCGCCATTTTCTTTAATACCTTGCCTTTGACTTTTCTTTTCTTTCGCTTCTTCATTTTTATCACCTCCTATTTAGTTTTTAATTTACTTAATAATTCTCTTTTGGGGAAATATAGGTAGAGATAATCGTCATTATCTCCTTACCGTGCTTCTGTTGCCTCACGGCAGGACTTGTTCTATTATTCCCCCAAAAAAGAACTATTTATATTTAATAAACTTTTTATATCTTCAAATGAAACAATTGCTCTATCTGCTAATTTTTTTAATTGTTCTTTTTCTTTGTTTGTTAAAAATCTCTCATATCCAATAGAATTAAATGGATATTGACTACGACACAATTGACTTCTTAAAAGATAGTTCTCCGTTTCCAATTGATTATTGCGAGATTTAACCATACCATAATCCCAATATGGACTTATTGGAGGAGGGGTTATTAAAGAAGATACATTAGTCTCAGGAATTTGACCCATAATAAAACCTATTATGAATACTACTATACCTATAATTATTCCTATAATTATTGTTGTCATATATTTATATTTTATTTAGGAGGGGCAGTCGTTTGTTAAACCACCCCTCATTAGTTTGGTTGCATTCCCTTCAATATTGTGTGAATATCGTTCCAATCGTTAGCCCGATAGCCGAATGGATATTTAAGATTATAATCCTGTGTATAGCAGATAGTTGCTAAGCATTGTTCTCTTAAAGCGAATAATACTCTGGATTCATCGTCGATTATTACATCGGGACATTCTAACACTGCTATTTCCAGCTTTCTTAAATGGGCATCTTTCCTATCCACAAAGATTAAGTCGCCGTAAGGCATTTTATTTAATCCCAGAGAATAGGCAGTTGCTTCTTCTAATGCTGGATTTCTTGCTGTGCAATACAATATCTCGTTCTTAGGATTTCTCATAAATATCCTCAAGACTTCTCTTGCTCCTTTATATGCTTTAAGTTCGGCATAAAATTGGTCGTTTTGGAACATTTGCATTGTCCACTTTCCTGATTTTGTCCTCCAGTAAGAGTCATCTTTATCTTTTAGTGCTTCCCAATCTAACTCTTTGCCGAATAGTGCTTTGTGTAATATATCTATTTCGTGATATGTTGGGAATAAAGTTCCATCAAGGTCAATCATTATCAGCATACTTTTCACCTCCTATTTAGTTTTTAATTTTCTCTCTCAAGAGTAGGGCTGAAAAAGTATGAGAAGAATCTTTAGTCGAGACCCAAAAAGGTCAGCCCTACACTTCAAAAAATAAATTATTAAAGTTTTAATTTTCTAATCTTTTTTACTGCTCCACAAGGGATAAATTCTAAGTGTAAAAATGGCATAGAATCTGGGTCATCTTGTTTTCCCATAGAAAGAATAATAAAATTCTTATCTTTTTTAATAAAATACCCTATTATTTCACAAGCAATATCATTTTTTAAACCATCTTTAATATCTTCTTCATTACTCCAACCACTCTTTCTAAAAGCATCAATCCAAGTTATTAAAATTTTGTCTCCTTTTTTCATATTTTTATTTTTTAAATTCCTATTTTTTCCCTAATTTATTATGTCTTCGTTGACGCTCTGCTTCTGTTCTTGGGCGACCTGCTCTCCTTTGTCCTGCATTGCCATTGCGAAGACCTGTTCCTTTTTTTGGTAATTTTGCCATATTTTTTATTTTAATATCTCGTAAAGGTATCCCATTGTATTGAATAGAATACCACATAATGCTTTTTCTTTTCCTTCTCGGCTTTTATATCCTCTATGTTCTAACCATAAATCCATAAAATGTCTTGTAAGGGACTTCATATAAACTTCTTTACTCATTCCCTTTTGCCAGTTATCACTTGCTCTTAACTTTCCATCTGCTTGTTGGCGATGAAAGTGCATATACTGGGCATACCTTTGTAATACTATTGGGCTTAAAAATCCTTCTAAATCATATTTTCCATCTTCTGTATCTCTTGTTGCTCCTGTTTTAAATTGACGGATTTTCATATATGCTTTATTATTTTTTTGAAATTCTTATTCATTTTTTCTATCTCCCCTATTATCTCTTTCTTAATCTCTTCTTTTTGCTCTTTTAAATACCTTCTACAATCATTGTTTTTTTTGGCAACTAATTGTTTTGTTAATTTTATATATTCCTTATTAGTCATAATGTATAGATTTATCTTTATTTTGTATAGATTTCAACCTGTTCCATTTTTGCACAGGTTCAGTATGTTCCATTTTTGCACATACTGATTTCGTCTAAATATCCTATGTGGCGTAACCTTTAGTTTATTGCTCATTAATATATAAACCACGAACTAATAATAACTGCAAACATAACTAAGATTAAACTTGCTAAGATATTTTGATTCATTACTACTTCTAAGGCCGATATTGTTCCTACTATTATTAGGGCAAAGATTAACATTCCTTTGTCCATATTCTCGTTTTTAAATATTGGTTTCATAAGTTTAGGTGAGAGAGCATAGAGGTCGTGGCTACGCTCTCTCTTTGTTTTAATATCTCTTACCACTTGGGGCAATAAACTTTCCATCAAATATAGAAATTACAGGGAACAAGCTAAAGATTTTTTTAGTAAAATAGAATACCAGAAAACCATTTACCCAAGAGTGAGGTCTATTTCTCATAAAGTCAGGATTCATCTCGCAACCACAGGGCAAGGACATTCCAGTATGGGGTTCATTTTCCACTGGTGTTATCTTGGCATATGTCTGAGGACTATGAACATGACCATATACTACATTCTTTTCGTAGACATTAACTGTCTTTTTGGCGTGTGCCTGATTTGTATATTGTCCGTGGATAAAATAAACCTTACCAACCTTGGCGTATTCGCCATATTTATATACTTCCCAGCCTCTTTCTTTTAGGTGCAGATTATTCTCAATCTCCCAGTATCCTTCTCCTCCTCGTTCTTTATCAATAGCAAGTTCTACCCAATCTTCGTGATTACCATTCAACCAAATTTTTCTACAATCTTTGGGAAGGGCTTTTTCTAATGGGTCAAGCATATCCTTTTTAAATTCAGTATATTCAGCGAGTATTCTTTTCCCCTCCATCTTCCTTTCTCTTTTCTTTTCTTTCATCCAATGGTCAATAGCATCAAAATTCATATTATCTCCACCAAAAACAAATACATCAGGTTTTTTCTTTCTAACAAGTTTCAGAAAGTTTTTCCAAAGAGGTCTATTGTGGTGAGGATGGTGTGCATCATAATATGCTAATCCTGTTTTTTGTAATACTGTCATTTCTTTCATCTCCTTTCCTTTTTTAATTTTTAATTTACCTTTCTTACGACCTTCTTCTTTTTCTTTTAGCATATTTTCTTTCAGCCTTTTCATTATTTACTATCTAAAAATTCTTCTAATTGTTCTTTTGTATTATTCCTACGACCATATATTTTATGGAATAAATCATGACATTTTTTGCAAAAAGTGATTCCATTATCTATAGCAAAGCGTAATTCTGGATATTCGGCAAAGTTTTTAATATGATGAGAATGTAAATAAATCGCTTTACCTTTCTCACTCATTGATCCACATTTTTGACAAGTCCAAGCATCTCTTGCAAACACTGCCTCTCTCCATAAACGGATTTCTATACTACTTCTTATTTTATGATTTTCTGGAGTAATTCCTCCTTTAAAATTAGGATTATCTTTACCTGTCGGAAAACTATAAGCATTTGCTGGTTTTGGATGTCCTATATGAGAATCCCTTAACTTCTGTATCATTTTTTCTGGTAAGTATTTATCTTGCCAATAATGAGCATTATTCTTTTTAATCTTCTTTTTATGTTCTTCGGATAAAGGTATCCCCTTGAGTTTCTTTCTTATTTTCTCTCTTGTTTCTTGAGAAGTTTTATGTCCCTTAACAAATCTTCCCTTTTTATCTCTTTCTTTTTCCATTTTACTCTATCAACTTATAATATACAATTTCTTCAGTTTGCCGACCAAACTCTTTGGCCTCCTCAATATCAAACATTAAAATATCAAAATGTTCACAACCATATCTCTTGTTCATTCTATCCTGAACCTCAAGAGATTTACCACCTATTTTAACTTCTGTGCCAAATGGTAAACAATTATTTGCTACATATCCCTCTTTAACCTTTTTACCCGAAGCAGTTATATCTGGCGTTGAATCACACTGCCACCAGACAGGATTGTATGCTGACAGACTTGCTAATACTTTATGTTCTGTGAACATATATGGTGGCGCTTGTGCTATTAAATAACTACTTAAATTATATTCAACCTTTTCTTCTGGCACTCTTGCAAAAGCTATAAACAATAATGACGCTATGATAATTAATATACAAGATACAATCCAGATAGCCATTGCTTTTTCTGGGTGTATCCATTCTAATGGCGGCTCTTCTTGTTTAGACATAAGTTTTTTATTTATCTTTTGCCTTTATCTTAAAACATTTTTAATAAAACTCTTTTCTTTTTCTTCTTCTCTAATTTTCATAATACGATTTTTTAATATAGCAGAATCTATTCTTTCTCTTTTAGCTTTTAGTTTGATTAAGTTTTTGCCTTCCCGGACTGAAAAATTAACCATTTTAGTATCTCCCCTTTGATTCTCTTTGGTGTCTTTTATCTCATTAGGATCAAACTTATAAAAGTATCCTGACTTCTGAATATACATTACAATGTATTTCTTTTCAAAAATGGCTTTGGTCCAAATCTTTTTAGATACACTTACCACATCACCATAGGTGTCTTTCTTTGCTACTAAATAGAAATCATCTATCCTATTACTAATTATACCATACTTATCGCTGATTTGTGTCAATATGTGTGGATAATGAAATACTTTTTCAAAGATTAGCATTGCCTCATCTAATATGCTTCTGCTTCCGAATTTTATCTTGGTATTTTTGAATGATTCTTTAAACATATATCAAACTAATGTTTTATATTCTCTAAATGCTTCTTGAAAGATATGTAAACCAAGTTCAGGTTCTACACAATTATTTAGCATTTGTTCTTTTGTTATACTCTTATTCTCTTTAAAATCTTCAAACCCTAATTTTACTTGTTTTGTTTCTAATTTAGCAGTAACAATAGTATCTTCTGCTTTCAAATTATTTATGTAGAAATTAGTCCAGAAATAATGTCTTCCACATTTTTGCGGTTGTATTAATGGTTTATAATAAGTAATTACATTTTCTACTACGAATTTTCCTCTGAATTTTGTTCCTGAAGTATGAAATATCTGATTTAAAAAAATAATCTCTTGCCATAGTTTCATATCTGGATAAATAGCTTTAGTGTTACCAGAACCAACTCCAGCTATATTTCTTATTCTACTATGGCTCTGACAAGGCGGAGATGTCCATATAAAATCATAATTGTCAAAATTTTCTAATAAATACTGATGAGCATCTGCTATTATAACTTGATCTTTTGGAAAAAAACTTTTATATACTTTTCCTACATCTGGATTAAATTCAACAGCAGTTATTTCGTGTTCATCTCCCCATAGTTTTCTATTGCCACCTATTCCACTATATAAATTAAGTATTTTCATATATCTACTTCATTAGGCAAGGGAATTACAACTTGGAAATCACTTAATTCATATACTCTTATTAACTCTAAATATCTTTCAAATTCAATAGTGTTTAAATCAGAAGTTTTTTTAACTGTTGGAAGATCACCACCTTTTCGTAAAAATTTCCATTTGAATGCGTTGTGCATCTCATCTGGAGTGTAGCCATGATAATCTCCTGCAATCCTAATAACTACACCCCAATAATACTTATTCTGATTAATACTTCTAATAGTTTTATACTTTCGAGCAATAATTTGTATAATCTTTCCTTCTAAATTTCTAATATGTTTTTTATATCCATCAGGATCATCAAGTATAACATCGCCATTATTAACTTTTCCTCTAAATGCAAAATCCATATTAAAATGGTATTTCATCTACATTAATTTCTCCTACATCCTCACCCGGCACCTTCCCATTAAAAAACTCTTCTGCTTCCTTATCTGAACCACCCGCTACAGGAACAACCTTTTTAGGTTCCTGTTTTGGTTTTGGATCTTCGTCTTCTTCTATAATAGGTATTTCACCTGTATTTTTAATTCCAACTTCCTGATTAACAGTTCTTTTGACATCAATAAAACCTGTCATACCATTCTTTTTATATTCAAGTATAACTACTTCTCCATGTGCTAATTCAGACATTCTTTGAACAAAATAGTGTAATTCGTCATTCTTATCCTTCACTGGAACATTATACCTTTTTTTCTGTCCTTTTTCTTCAAAGATATATTCTACTTCAGTTCTTTCTTGTTTAGTTATATAATCAGTTCCCTTAGCATATTTTTCTGAAATTAGCATAACTGTATGTGGGCCAGTTCCAACGACAACCATTTTGGGCTTACCATCATCGTTTAATTCTACTTCGCCATTAACTTTTTTTTCTACACGATTACATAATTGAAGACGAGGGATAGGCATTTTACCTGCTTTTGTCGCCCTCTTAACTAATTGTTGTGATATTGTTTCTTCTGACATATTTTTATTTGTTATTTTGACTTTTTAACCTTTTTAGTATGCGTTTCTGGCTAAATCATAAATATTATCAATAACACTTATCAAATTGTCTTTTTCCTCTTTTAACTCCTCTATCTGATCATCTCTATCTTCTACCACTTCATTGAGTTCATCTACTTCTTGTTGTAATTTTTCTTCATTAGTCATATTTTTATTAGTTATTTTTGTAAGACCTTTTTTGATTGATTTTTTGCCAAGTATAAACTCCTAAACAGCATCTAAATACCTTGATAAGATTATCAACTTCTTTTCTATCAACACTCTGAACTTCAAATGGAGTTATTTCTTTGTTTTCTTTTGATAATCTTAAAATCATTACTCCACCATCTATCTGTTCTCCAAGTTCTTCTTCTTTGGCTTGTAAATAAGCAGATGCTTGTAAAAACATTTCAGGATAAATTGCCTTGCTGGTTTTAAAATCTACTATGGTTTTCTTTCCATTAACTTCTGCTAATAAATCAAATGTTCCTGCATAATGATATTTCTTTGAGTAGATCTTCTGTTCGCTTGAAATTAACTTTACTTTGTTTTCTTTTGCCCATTTAAAGAATCCGTCAATCGCTTTCTGCATTTCTTTATTTATTGGTCTTTTAGGAATTTCTTTCTTATCTAATACTGCCTTAACATATTTTTCTAACCACTCGTGGATTTGAGTACCAATATCTCCTGCTTTACTTAATCTTTTTTTATGAGCAGATTTTGTTTCTTCTAATAATGTGCTTATTTCAATTTCGTCTAATGCTATGCCGGGTTTTAGATTTTTCTTTAAGTATTCTATTCCCATATTTACTGCCCAATACTTGAGAGCAGGTTTGTCAATTATTCCAGTAATAGATGTTACCCCATAAACAGTTTTTCCATTAACAGAATAAATATGTTTTGTATCATCGAATGAAAGTATTAAGTTGTCATCGTATAATTTGAATTCTTGTTTCATATAAGTAACTCTTTATTTTCATATATATTGCCAATGACTTCAATTATTGTATCAACAATAAACATTCCATCAGGATTCCATCTACCCCTTGCCATTTTCACTTCTTCATTACCATATGGCGTTTTTATTATATCTCCCTCATAAATCTCAACACCATTTTTATCTTTTAAACCTATGTATTGTCCAACTGTATTCCAATCTATTTCAACTTCGTGAGCAACCATATTTTGCCAACTACCACTAAAAGAATCTTTTAATATCCAATAGAAAAACTTACCATTTCTTTTATTTATTGCCCTAAATTTTATTTCTCTTTGTTTATTCATATTTATTTAGTCGGGGAGAGATTGTGTTGCCGCACCCTTCCCCCGACTGCAACCCAATAAACGACCTTTAAAATGTGATACTTCTACCTTCTTTTTTTCCTTCTTCTAATGCCTTATCAATATAACTTACATCTGCTATTGCTTCATCTTGTGCTTCTTGACATAATCTTTCTTGGTCCAAGTCTTCTCTTGGTGTATTTTCTTTTTCGTCAAAGTCCTGATCCTGTTCGCCCAGCTCCCAATAATCATTTGATTCTTTTCTCATGAATGTTGGGATTTGTTGGTATTCTTGTTTAGTCATGTTATTTTATTATGTTATTTTTTGCCGACCTTTTTATTAAGTATCAAGCATCCCCCAATCTTCACCTAATACCCATCTTAAAGTTTCTAATCTTCCATTCAACATTCCCCACTCCATTTCACTATAAGGGCCAAGATTCTTTTTTCCATATTCTTTCTCCATTTCTTTTGCCGCTTTAATTCCACCTTTTATATAACCAGATTTTTTTGATTTAGGATTTTCCTTTAATTCTTTTGGATATACTTTTTCCATTAAACATTGATGTCTGTCATACCAAACCTTGTCTTCAGTTATTTGTGCTTCTTTTTCTATTTGTTTTATTTTTCTCATAAATATAAATTGTTATTTTGTTTTGACCTTTAACTTTTCTTCTTTTAAAATTCTATAGAAAGTTGAAAGAGGAATATCAAAAATTTCTGCCATGTCATCCATATCAATTTCACTCTTAACATTTTCCCAAACTTTATACAATATTTTATTTCTTACTTTAATTAGTTTATAGTTCATATCTTTTTATTATTCTCATTCTATTATCATTTTAGCATTTTGGGATACCCTTGTCAACCCCCTGTGGATATTGACACAAGAGAGTTTTCCACAGGGTAGTTTTTATTTTTTCTGTTTTTAGTATTTAAATTAATCTCTATAAATTTTCGCCGATTTTTATTTTTTCTCCAATATTTCCAAGAAACGCCTTGTGGTCTTTTTGGTCTTCTTAATTTAATAAAGCAAAAACTATTTAGTCTTTCCATTATGTTTTGAACTTTGAAATCTAAATTTAATCCCGTTATCTCTTAATATTCTATAAGCAATTTTTTCAGCACTTGTTATATTTTTTTTAAGTGCCTTCTTATATTTTTCATTATTCTCGTTCTTTAGTTTTTGTAATTTTTGTGATTTTTTATTCATAGTAATTAAGTGCTACGGAAGGGTTGAGCTAATTACCGACTATTAGGTCAGAAAAATTAAGAAATTTTTAACCTAATAAAAATCGTAAATTCCTTATGACACAAAGAGTTAAAAAAAATAAATGTTGTGCTACGGATGGTATATCACCATATAACCGATCAGATAAGCAGTATTGTATTGATACCGGATATAGGACTCGTGCATTATATCCGTTTCTGCTGCTATAAAGTCCCTCCCATTAAAGCTATCTGACGACCTTAACGGTTGTGGAGTTGACAAGTCGGTAGAGTCATTGCTCCCTAATTTTTAACCTACTTTGATTTGTAGAAAAAACAAAAGAGCGCCTAATCAAAGACGCTCTCCATGTTTCCAATGACAGAAACAATATTTTGACACAAAAGTGCCAAAGCTTTTTCACTTTTTAATTGTAATATTATCTCTGTCATTCTTTTATTCTACTCTTTCTAAAATGTTTGTCAACCCCCCCCCTAATTAAAACAGCTCCAAGAAAGGCCGAAAACTTGAAGCTGTCTTATCTATATATAGTAAATTTATTCTAACTTCATCTGTAATTGGGGCAGATTTACTTTCAAGAATTTTGTAATTTCCCCAAATATCAATCCGACAATTGCAATTAGTTGTGGAGATAATTCTAAAAGATTTAAGACATCTAAAATAAGTGCTAAAAATCCCGCTATCGCATATCCGCCAATTCTCCAAAGAAGAGATTGGAATCTTTTGATTATTACTTCCTTTAATTCTGTTTGCATGATTTTGTATTAATTAATTTAAGAAACGACCTTTGTTTTCTAACATCCAATTATATAAATTTTGACCGGGACATAGAGTTGGATAATAATTTCTATGTCCTCTTAGCGATTTAATGCCTGACTTCTTTTTAATTCTATCTAATACCTTTGTTAAAGATTCTATTTGTTTATTTGACATTCTCTCTCGCATAAAATTTCCACAGAGACATATATCAATATGAAATCCCTTATAAGCACTTGTAGCGTGTCCCGACTCATCTAAGCTTCTGGCCCAGTGTTCTTCTCCATCACCAGTAATCAAACAATTATAAGCGCAATAAAATCCTAAACTACTCTGGGAGTACCCTCTATTTTTATGTCCTCTATTTATTGCTTCAAAACTTGTACGATCTCTATCTGTAGCTGTGTGATGAATTATTACATCAACTTTTTTATTAAGAATTTCTCTTAAAAGCATTTGATATAACTTAATCAATTTTGTAATTATCGCTATTTGTTTTTTTAATATTTCCACTGACATATTATTTTATTATTTAATGTTTAAACCTATTTCCCTTAGAACGATTTAGTTCTTTTTCTAATGGTTGTAAGTTTTTTAATGCCCAACACTCTTGGAATTTTGGATCTTCGGCAGTAGTATATTTAAACCATGATTTAGGTATTTTATGATCTATTTCCCAATAACTTCCATAATTATCCCATGTCATATTTTCATCAAAAAGATTCTCTAAATGTTTTACTAAATCCTCTATCGTATATTTAACTAATTCTTCCCAACTTCTTCTCGCTTTTCTTCCTTTTAATACGACCCTAATTACTTTTGCTATATTATTATCTAATTTTCCTCTTGGTGTTGAAAGTCTTTTCCGTGCACCTTTTCTACAATACTCTCTAACTTTTTCTATGTTATCTTTTCTCCACTTTCTATTAGTTTCTCTAACTCTTTCTGGATGTCTTTTGCGAAATGTCTTTTGTCTTTTTAAGAGAGATTTTTTATATCTTTCAGAATATATCTTTTTATATCTTTTTCTATATTCTTTCATTCTTTCTATATTGTTTTCCCGCCATTTTTTACCTTGTGCTTTTATTCTTTCCTTATTCTCTTGACGATATTTTTTATCATATTCCTTTATCTTTTCTTTATTATTCTGACGATATTCTTTACTCCATTTTATCCTTCTTTTTTTATTATTCTCCAACCATTTCTTATGAGTTTTTTCTACTCTTGTTTGGTTGTTCTTCTGCCATTTTTTTGAAGCATCACGACATTTTCTACGATTATTCTGATAGTATTTTTGTTGTCTTTTATATTTTTTATCCCACATAATCTTATAATACTACCTTTTGTAACGAAAAACAAGTTATTACGTTATCATTATAAAGAATAAAGTTTTTAACTTTTCGCCCATTTCCGAATAAAGGAATGGGTTTTTTAATTCTTGGTTAATCCGTCTTTGTTAAATTCTTCGTCACATATTTCCAAATGTATTTTTCTGACTCTGTTTTTCGGAGTTTTAATATTGAATACCTCTACTAAAGATTCATAGTCCATCAAACATTTCCCTTCTACTAATCTCAAGTCTGTGTGATATCCTAACTCGTCTCGTGGCTTTAAATACACCGTTATTGGTTTCCAAATATCTTTGTTGTTTATCATATTATTTTATTACTAATCCTAAAAGAGAATATAAAATTGCTGTGCCGACTATTCCAGCAGTTCCCCATACAATTTTTTCTATTGTTTTAGAGGCATATCTCTTTTCTGACTTCTCAAAAATTTCTTCTACTAACTTTTGATTAGCCAACTTCATACCCTCTATCGTTGGCATTTTCTCTAATGCTTCTTTAATATAATGAATATCTTGTTTCATTGCTATTATTTTTTCGTTAATTGTTTGTTTCATACGACTTTATTTTACTTGACAATGTTTTTTATTTAGTTTATTTTTAGTTAATGAATAAAGAAATTAAAAATGTTTTAGTTATTATCTTCTTTTGTTATCTCGCAATTTCTTTGTTAAATGGTGTTCGAATGACATGGATAGAACGAAGATGGATTTGTGAAGATTTTAATAACGCAGAATCAACGACTTTTTCAGAATGGATTACCAATTCAGGAACAGATTAATATCTTTCCTTTAATCTAACTTTTCTCATTAATACATTTTGTTGATGTGTCTTACTCCATTGATTTTTAACAGGATGTTCTTGCCAGTAATACTTAAGATGTTTTTCTAACTCTTCTGGAGTTACCTCAAAATTCTTGAGGTATTTTTTTATTCCCTCAATCTCTTTTTCCTTTTCTGCTGGAGTCAAAGTTGTCATTGGACCAGTCAACTGATAAACCTTATTACTTAATAACTTATCTATATCAATTAGTAATTTAGATTCCCATTCATCTCTCATAGATTGGGGAACTAATTTAGCACCTAATATATCATTTACTGTTTTGTTGTAATTCTCAATTGCTTTTTTGGGATCTTTAATACTTCCTAAATAGTAATACAATTGTTCTTGCTGATCCCTTAAAGAGAATAATCGATTAGTTATTACTTGTTGTCGTTTATCTGCCTCTGTCTTTGTCGACCTAATCCCTAACATTGCTGCTATACTTGCGAATACAGCATCTACATCCTTCTCTCTTAATTGTTTATATACACTAACTGAAATTGGTTCTAATCTTTTAACTTCATGAGTAGCAAGTTTCTGCACCTTTAATAAGAATGGATCAGTGATCTCAAATACTTTGTCCTCTTTCCAATCGTAAATGGCTTGTCCTTGAAGCATCTGGCCAAAGTCAACCAACATACCAAATGTAGATGCTTTCATTCCACCAACCCTTTTAATGCTTTCAGTAACTGCTATATCTGGTCTTCCTCGTAAAACATTAAAATAGATATTCCAATAATCCTTATCATAAGTCATTAAATCTATCATAATTTTTCTACCTTTATCATCTTTTTTGCCAGTATCAATTTTAAACAAATCTCTAATATCTTCTAATTTTTCTGGTTTGTCTGGTGATTTACCTGTTAGTATAAGTGTCCCAACTGTGGCCATTATTCCTGTAAGAAGAAGTGAATTGACTACATTAAATCTTGATCTACCAGCTCCATAGGTTCCCTTAACTCCCCATTGAGAAAATCCTTTTAGAATAGTTCTATAATTACCTTCGGCATAACCCGGAGCCATAAACACAAACCTCAATAAAGTAGTAGCTGTAGCTCCTCTACCAAATAATCTTTCATTCATCATACCATAAAAGTTTTGACCTTCCTTTATAATCTCTATTTTTTCTAAATCAGTTAGCATTCTGCCTAACTTGTTTTCTTTAGCAGATACAAAATCTAAATACTTAGTATATTTGACTTTTGGAATATAATTATTAAACATCCAATTAACAAATCCAAGAGGGATTTTAGTAGGTATGATACCAAACTTTGTAAATGCTCCTAAATAATTTCCTCTATAAACTTTATCCATAGCATCAGATAAAGCTCTTTTGGCTTGAAACTCAATACTATATTTATGACTACCACCAAGTTCTACATATTCTTTAAATTCTTTTGTTTGAAAAATAGGATCATTAGTTTTAAATCCAAATGTTGCTCCCCTAACTGCTGTTTTTTTATAAGCAAATCCCAACCAGCCACTATCTGCTAACGATTGCTTAGCAATAACAAGAGCATGAAAACCACTACCAACAAACTTAATAGTTCTCAAAAAGTTATTTACTTTTCTCAAGGCGTTTAATATTGGTATTCTTGATATTTGATTAGTTTTAATTAGGTTGTTAATAAGTCGAGCCAAGTTTGGTTCAACTCTTAATTCTTTGAAAACAGGATCATTTATCTTGTCCCATGTTGCCGGAGCAGGAGTTATTTGGTCTATATATATTCCTTTTCCAGTTCGTAATAGTTCTTCTCGCATCCAAACCATGCCTTCTAATTTGGCAATAGCTCTGAACTCTGCTCTCAAATTAGCAACTGGGTTTTTATGTTTAAGTTTTAATCCATAATCAGCAGCATCAGCAACTGTAGGAATGTTTTTTGTTTTAATAAATCTTTCCGTACTTCTCCAATAATCTAAAAACTTATCAACCATTTGAGCATTCTCATACATTCCATAAAAGTAATCTTCAACTTTATGTATATCCTTACCAGCAACTTTCTGTAAAAACTTATAGTTAAAATCGGCTATTTCCTGAATAACCTTTTGTTGAATGGGTAATTTTAATTCTTTGGGCAATGACTTAATAGCATCTGCTTGAATACGCAACGCATTAGCTGAGGCAGGATTTCCTCTTGATAACATTAAGTTTTCTAAATCTGCATCTGAAAAATTGTTGTTATACCATTTTTCAAGTTCGCTGATATTGGTATCAAGCGTTGTTAATCTCTTTTGATCAAACTCTACTAATCTGGCTTCCGGGTGATGAATACCTCTAATAACTGCTGAATAAGGTTTTCCAGATACTAATTTAGCAGGTTCAATTATCCTCATTATTATTTCAGGAATATACCTTCCTATTTTCCATAGATATTTTCCAGCTTCCATTGCTTTATTAAGAGTAGGTCTTAATTCTTCTACAATAAACTTATCAACTCCGGGATCAGGTAGTCCAGCATATAGTTTAACTTCTTTCTTTATAGGTGGTTTTTCTATTTCTGGTAATGGTTTAACTTCTTTTACTGGTAATCCCTCAATAAAGTCATCTAATTGTTTTATTATTCCACCACTAATTCTATCGTATCCATAAACCATCTCTCCTGTTTCTAAATCCCGAACACTTTGAGTAGCAAGAAATTCTTGAGTATCTTTTGGAAGTTCTTTAATATATTTATCAGCTATACGAGCTAATTTTCTGCCCATATCCTCTCTTTGAATAATATCACCAACCTTGCCTTCTTTTAGTTTTTTGTTATACAAGTCTTCTATATCACTTAATGCTTTTTTTGCCTCTTGTGCTGCTGGTTCTAATTCTTTGGGGATAGCTTCTTTTATACCTAATTCAGTCTCAAAATACTTCGCCATCTCTTTTATTTTTTGTTCTGTTGTTGCAGTTTGTTCTTTTAAATACATTGCTTTATCTGCAATATCCTCTAAAACAACCTGATTAATATTTGGAAAAGTCTTTTTAATATTTTTAATAAATTGTATTGAAGTTATATCATTCTCTACATATTTTTTAGAGAACCTCTTAGCGATTGTAATTTGTTCTGGTGTGATAGCTCGTTTTTCGGGTATAAGTTGTTTAGAGATAGGTTTCTGTTCAGATGGAGTGATTTTAGGAGTGGGTTTAATAATAGGTTTAACTACTTCTTTCTTAAAAAGTCCTTCAAACATCTTAGGTTTAATTATTGGAATTTCTGGTTTGATATCTTTCTTTTCTATTTTTTGCAGTACAGTGGCAGATATTCCACCTATTCCTCCAAAAGCACCGATCCCCAATGTTTCAGTTAGCAATCTTTCTAATCCTTCGGGAGTATTAATTCCATGATATTCTCTTTCTTCTATTGGTGCTTGAAATGTCTCTGCAAGTTCTTCTTCAAATACTTCTCCGATAATACCATTCCAACCAACCTGTCTGGCCAATCTTTCTAATCCAGCAGGTGCTTTAGTTAATCCTATTTTTGTAATCCATTTGCCAAATGTTGCCTTGCCTAATAAAGACATAGGATTTTCTACAAACACACCAGCATATTCTGTAATATAATCTACTGCTGTTGTTCCTATGGCCATTTTTAATGCTTTTTCAAAAGAAACCTTTTCTTCTAACTGGCCATACATTTTTGTATAAATAGGAGATGTTAGTTTTTCATAATTTGGTATCAAATATTCTGCTGTCCTCTCAGATATTTCAATCGGATTTGAAAATCCATGAGCCACTATTCCGATTGATTTTCCCAGCGCATCACTAACAGATATTTTAGCAGGAAGTTGCCAAGTTTTTTGAACAACCTTAGGAAGAGAAATCATGGCTTTTTCCCCTATTAATTTTGTTATTCCCTTCGTAGCAATTTTTGATACTGGTTCTGCTACTAATGATTTTAATGCTCCCCATTCTGCTATATAAGTAGGCATACTTGCAATAATTGATCCTACTCCATATCCAACACTTCCCTTTACTGGTAAATTCTTTGCTTGATATTTTTCAATTAAACTTTTATCAAAATCTGTCCATTCTTTCTCTGGTTTTTTTGATAGTTCGATTGCATAAATTGCTTCACCAAGATTACCTGCTGATCCCAAAAATGGAACAAGTTTTTCAGGTTCTTTAATTGTGTCCTGAAACCCCCTTTTAACTTCTAATAAAAATTGGGGATCAGTATCTATTTGATCTAAAAATGTTTTATATTTATCTCTTGCTATTTCTAAGTTTCTTGTCTCTTGAGCTTTTTCTGCTTGAGCAGGAGTTCTCATAGCAAGAGCAGATATTCCAAATGGTTTGAAAGAAGGAATTTTTTCTTCTTCCTCTTTAGACAATCTTACTTTTTCTTCTAACTCTGATATTTCTGTTCCAACCATTTCTTTCATTTTTGTTTTTGCTCTCACATTCATCATTTCTTCTTCTACTATAGTGTGCTGTCGTGGAGAAAACCCTGCTTCTTTCAACTTTTCCATAGCAGGTGTCATTTCTACTCCCTCCCATGTAGGTTGAGTAAAAACATCACTCCACTTTTTTTGTGTAGGTTCTAATTCTTTTACTGGTTTTTTTTCAAAAATACCTTCAAACATTCCTTTTTTCTGTTCCTTTGCACTTGGAACTTTTGTATCAAATAGGTTTTTAAACATAATTAAATACCTTCAAGTCCATAATCTTGAGGATGTGTTGGGTTTACAAACATCTCAAAGTATTCATCAAATTTTCTTCTACTCAATCCTTGTTGATGCCAAGCTTCTTTAGCTTTTTTATAATCATTAGGAGAAATATATCCATCAGTTCCTCTGATAGACATTATTTGTGTTTTCATATCTGCTTTAGCTATTTTTAATTGTTCTGCTTCTGTAGTTATTTTTTCACCTTTTGCAAATCTTCCCTCATCTCCCACTACCTGCATTTCTCCTTCATCAGTATAAAACAAAGCTGTTCCATTTGGAGCTATCATAAACTTCCAATCTTTAGGTTCAGATGGCATTTCAAAATCTACATCATAAGATTCTTGAGTCAATTTTCCTGTTTTAGGATCTACTCCATAAGCCAATATTTTCATTCCTGTTGGAGTAGTTATTGATTGATAGTTCCATTTAACCTGACTTTCCTCAGATAAGCTATTATTATAAACTGCATCAAATTGAAGTTCTGACCAATCTGTTTCTTCTAAAAACTGATTATAGTATTCTTCATTTGCTTTCAATCGTTCTAAAGAAACTCCTGATTTTGCTAATTCTTTTATGTCTTCCCTCGTTTCATCTCTTGTTTCTTTAAGATAACCTAAATATGCTTCTTGTCCAGCTAACGCTTCAGCTTTCTTTAATTGAATTTCCTTATCTGCCCTTTCATCTGCCTTAACTAAAATAGATTGTATTTTGACATTTCTTTCCTCTTGTAATAACTGAATATTTTCTTTGGTAAGTCCTTTTGTTTTTTCCATTTGAGCTTGTCCTATATCAGAAGTTAATATTCCGCCTCTGGCTCCCATTGCTCTTGTTTGTCCCAATCTTTCTTCTCCTCGCTGTTCTTCTTTTTGAACCATACCAGTAAACATTTTATTTATACTATCTAAATATGATTGGATACTTTCTCTTTTCTGTTCTCTAATTGTTGCTTCGTCTTCTGATGTTACTGGTTTAAACTGGCTTAAGTATCCTTCAGCTTCTGTTCCATATCTACTGACTCTTGGTTTTATTTCTTCTTTTATTTCTGGTTCTATTTCTGGTTTTATTTTTGGTTTTATTGTTTCTTGAGCTTTTGGATCATACCATTTTTCACCAACCTTAGTTGGAGCAATGTATCCTTTCTTTTTCCATTGTGTCATTTCTTTCTCTGATTGGGGATATTTGTCTATATATTTTATTGCCATATGTTTAATTTGTTTTATACCAACTTATAATTACTACTCCACCTGCGCCTGCTCCTCCATCACAATCATTTGATGAACTATCGCATCCACCCCCACCTCCTCCGTAAACACCTCCAGCTTCTCCATTTGCATTACTACGACCTCCTTTCCCGCCACCTCCAAGAACACTCGATCCACCAGTACCACCTAAAATATCAACTGGTGGTGTTCCTCCTCCACCTTTAATATTTATATCTCCACCAGATCCTATTCCTCCTGCTCCCCCATCAGCTCCACTTCCATTACTACCACCAGTAGCTGATAAATAAGATCCAAAATTAGTAGGATTTCCAACAACAACAACCACAGTTGATGTTCCACTTAAATCAAGTATTTCTCTTGCATATCCACCTCCTCCTCCTCCTCCAGTAGTTCCGCCAGCAGCAGCTACATTTCCTCCACTCCCACCTCCTCCAACAACTTCTACTGTAAAATATTTTACTCCCGTCGGTACAGTAAAAGTAGCATTGGCAGTATAAACTTGGTTATATTGTATTATGTCAAGAGTAGTAGTTCCGCTAAATGTAGTTTCTCCTGTAAAAGTAGCATTTCCACTCCAGCTATAATTTTCAGTTAGATCTAAAAATCCTTGACTTAATTTTCCATCAGTTCCTGTTATTGGTACTAAATTAGTAGCTGAACTTGTGGTATTACAAAATAAATTAGGTATTGCTAAATAAGCTGCACTGCTTCCTGTAGCTGTCCCTGCTATTAATTCAGAAGTAGTTGCTAATTCTACTAAACCCTTTGTAGAAAACAGAGCATCAGCTGTTCCACTAAACGATAAATCATCAGCATATTTTTTATCTATAATATGCGTATTTTCTGTAAAAGTAGGATGACTTGCATACTCTAATTCATTAGGAAATGTTTCATCTCCATTAATAATTCTGGAGATAATTGCTAATTGAGGATAATTAGAAACCTTGACAGACGCTCCCCTACGATGAGATTCTTGCAGAGCTGTGACTTCTAAATCACCATCAATAGGATCTATACCTCTAATCATTGAACTAATTGCTGTACTCGAAGCAGTTCCACAAACAAATTCTTCTGAAGCTGAACCTTCATCGATAACGAAACAAACATAACCACTTAAGGCATCTCCTGATTTATCTGTTCCCGACACAAGCGTCATTGATGTTGCGCTGGAAGTTATTTTACTTGCTAAACTGGTTTCAAATAAAGCAACCGTGACAGGCACGACGGCACCTAATGAATCTGATTGAGGTTCTTGATAAAATCCTAAAATTCCTCCTATTGAGATAGCAATAGCCATAATTACTGCTACTGCTTTTTCTATTATTGTTGTAAACATATTTTTTTCTTTATATTAATTTTTCGACTTTGAAAATACTTTGTCCAATAATCTCTATTTTTATTAACTTTTGAGTTACAACTATGACAAAGAGTAATTAGATTATCGGAATTACAATTCTTTTTGTTATAATCTTGATGGTGAACATCGTGGGCAATATCTCCTTGTGGTTTTCCACATAACTGACAGATATAATGGTCTCGTTCTCTGATACTTCGTCTTAATGTTTCTGTCCAATCCATTGAATAGGGTTCAAAAGAACTTCCATTGTTCCAACCATGATTTCTACTTCCTTCCATCCACGGACATTTTCTTCCTTTTAATGCTTTACTTATTTTTTTTCTGACATCTAATCTTTTTGATGGATTTTTATCTCCAGTAAGCATTCCCATTTTTGATTTACTCATTCTTTTCCTAACTTCTTCGGAAAATTTTTTTCCTTTATTTATTGGATGTAATTTCTGCCATTTAAGAAAACATTTTCGACATCTATTTTGTTTCTTAAAATACTTTCCAGTTCTTTGGTTCTTTTTAAATTCACCATAACCACTTAATTCTTTTCCACAATCAATACACTTAGGTTTTCCTCCTTTCCAATGATTTGATTTCTTTCCAATTAATCTTTTATAAATTCCCTTTGGCATACTTTAATACTTATACATACTTTGTAGGTTGTTTTCGACTTTTAATTCTAATGTCTTTATAATGTACTTCTGTGACTGATACATATCCGAGTGCCAATGCTTCAAATCTTAATGTTATTAAATTAAACTTACTCGTTGGCATAGTCATTTCTCTTACATATCTATAGGCCACAGCTCCTCCAGTTCCACCTCCAACTTCTTTAGATCCTATTGTAGTTCTCCCTATCGATATTTCTTGTCCAGTATCTACATAGCTTCCAGTTCCCAATATCTGCCCTACTTCTACAAATCCTCCATTGTCAACTTGAACTGAAACTTTTAATATCTGATCTTTCATTATATCTCCGATAACAACTAATTTCTTACATTTCTTTAATCCTTCAAAATCTAAGTTATCCTCATTTAATTTTCTATAATTAGAAATTATTGAATCATCATCATCCCATCCTGAAAATAAAGTATAAACATTATCTGTCATAGAATCACCTGCTATTAGAGTTCCACTATATTCAGCCAAACAACTTGCATAATAATCCATTACATCTATTGATTTTTTAACCTTATCATATACTATCATTCTATTGTTTTCTGTTGAAATAGATGTCCGGCAAGTACAAAGGATATAATCACCCCATTCAAACATAAATGCTTTATTAAATTCATATACTGATAAATCTATGCCTACTTTTTTCTTTCTATAAATATGTTGTTTAGAAATTGATTTAGGCAATACCTTTTCACTACCCTCTTGGTATCCAATTAATTGAAGTTCGTAATCTCTATCATCTCCTCTATTTATAATATAAATTCCATCACCCGTTGCTACTCCAGCATTCTTATTTGGTATCCCTACTTTTTCTCTATAAATTAAATTTGTAGCATTAGTATCATCAGATGTTAAAGTTAATACCCAAGTTTTATTTTCGTGGATACAATACTCCTGATTTCCTAAACTTAATATGTTTTGTAAAATGCCACCATCATCTTGTCTCATAACAAATCCTTCGCTGGCTACTCTGGTAGCTGACTTAGTAAAATCAGCAATTCCTCCTACTGTTGAATCTTCCCATTGATAATCACAAGTTATGGCTTGGCTATTAGAAGGAGCAGTATTAAATGTTACTGAAATCGCACCAGACATATAATTGATTGTCCCAGTACCTCCCTTATCTCCTGTTAAAGTGCCATCATTGTTATCTTTAAATGTTTCTGTTCCATCTGTAGCTACTATTCCAAAACAAGTTCTTTTAGCTCCTCCAGCTTTGAATGCTAAGGTATCTGAAAATGTTTTTTCACTTCCATCACCTGTTCCTATATTTTCAACACTAACTGTAGTATAAGTTTGATTATCTATTTTAGATCCATAAACCCCTGTCTTGTCATCATTCCTTCCCCATAAGAAAGTTCTATTTTGTTTAATTAAAATATGTCCTTTATAATTTTTACTTGAATCATAAATCACAACATAAGAAGTAGGATTAGCCATCATTATCTTAATATAAGGTCCATTAGGACTATTTATAAAGAGCTGATCTCCGGCTAAAGAATGATATTCGGCAAAAGATATTTCCTCTCCATCAGCATCATCTCCTAATATATCACTTCCTACTTCTCCCCATGTTTCAGCAGTTGAGTCATAATACTCAAGTTTTTTCCCTCTGGTTCTATAAAGTAGTTCTGTACCATCTGCCATCTTGGCTTTTATCTCGGCAGTAATCTTTCCTGACCCAGTATTTTCATCTCCTAAAATAAAATATCCTCGTCTTAGCTCTATTTTGTCTGACAAGGTTAGCCAATTTGAAGAGCTTGAGGCCACACCTCTTGGCAAACTTCTCGATTCTAAAGTATCTATCACTCCTAAAATAAAATCTGTGATCTTTATTATATTCATAAGTCGATAGCGTTATCTCTATTATATACTCTTGGACTCGCAAATCCTGCCCTGCTATCCATTGACTTAAGCCACAATCTTGTATCCCATCTAACCATTCCCTTATAAAGTAAATCTCCTGTCTTTTTATGAGAAGGCCATTGTATTCTGGTCAAAGTATCAGCATCGATTCCTTCAAGCCACATTTCAGCCATTCTATATGCCATTAGTTTATGAAATCTTGCTGGCCAAGATGGCGATTCAGCTGTAGCTATTAATTCATCTGTTACTGCAAAATAGAATAAATAAATTGTTTTATCCTTTCCAACTGTTCCACAAACATATAAATTATTATTAGCATAATCAATCGCATACCTTCCTGAAACATCTTTGTATTGCAATAAATCCACATAATCAACCGGATGATATTCATCTTCATTATTACTACTATCTACTAATTTAACATTATGTTCTACTGAAAAACCTGATGGTAATGATTTAGCATCTGTATAGTTTTCACTTGTAGAAAAAGACAAAGAAGTATCTCTGGTTAAAAGCATTTTCCAGTTTCTTTCTTCCTCTACTATTGTTTTAATAGAATTGAGTAGATTTAAACCAAGTTCATCTGAAATTGATTCATCGTCTACAAGTTGTCTAAAAAATGTAATTATTTCTGCACCTGTCATGATATTGTTATTTTTTTAAGAAATATGTTTTTAATATATTCCCAGATTCTTCTCCAAAACGACCAAGCAAATACCTTTGCTTCTTCCGGAGATAAATCTATAAATTGATATGCTCCATACTCTTTATATTTAAAATACTTATTTATTATATCTTGGCTAAAAAAGAATAGTCCATCTTTGCCCATACTCTTTCCATTACTTAATTGTCCCACTAAAAACCATTTTCCATCTATTTTTTTCTGACCACAGATTTTTAAAGCATGTCCAAACAAAGAAGTCCCTTCAAAGTCAATTATACCATCTTTTGCATTATTCCACCCTGTTTGCCATATCACTCCTGTTAGGATACTCGATTTACTCTCTCTGTGTTGCCACAGGTTAGCCCTAAAACAGTTAAAAGTGTCATATGGGCCATCTACCTTAAAATAGCTCTTTTTTCTGTGTATGAGGGCATTACTGTCTAATTTAGATGGCCAGTTCTCCCAGTCAGCAATAAAGTTTCTACCATCAGAAATATCGAATGGTGCGTCTGCTTTTTCTAAAAAACCTACTTTTATTGCTACCTTACAAGCATCTCTTAAGTTAGCACCCCAAGTTTCCCAATTTCCTTGAGCTTTCTTAACTTGGCTAAAAAACCATTCCATCGAAAGTGGTACATTTTCCTGATCCTCTGATACTGCACAACTGGCAGCAGCTACACAAATATCAGAAGTTCCTTGATCTTTTATATTTACTCTATCACAAACCATGAAATCCTTATCAGGGATAGCTTTAACATCAATAGTTCCAAATACTTTATTTAAACTAAAATCTCTACTATCTTTTGGTAGCTTTTGCAACCCTTCTATGATTTGTATTTCTTTTTTCATACTATTGATTAGGCACAAATAGGATTATACCCTCTGGATAAGTTATTTTAATTCCATTTTTTATTTGATTTGTGATATTTATTGCTCCATCATTTGCTCCTTTCCTGTAAATATTATCTCTTACTTTTTCCCAACCTATATAGAGATTAAATCCTATTGAGGCGATTATTAAGATTACTCCGATTATTGTTAGTATTTTTTTTAATTTTTTCATAAATTTTATTTAATAAATTACCTTCCAAGAATCTCCTATATTAACCCAAGCACCTGATACATCTTTCCAAACATCTCCTATATTTATTTTCATTAATTCTACTGCTTTCCAAGCATCTCCTATGTTGATTTGCATATCTGTTCCTACTGATATAGGGTCTTCAGCAATATAATCAATGTAATGAGTTTGACCTGATGCTACAATATAAAAGCTAATCCATAATTCGTCTAAAGTAGTCCAAGTTCCATTATTGGTAACCCAATCTGTCCAAGTATCTTCATCCATTCTAAATCTGGCTTTATCATCTGAAGCCCGCCACTCTATCTCAAAAGAATGCCAAGCATTAAGGGTATAATCAAAGATTCCAGTCTGCCAAGCAGAGCCATTGTGATACCTGAAAGACCCATTTAAGAAACCCATAAATACCTTAGCCGCACCGCCTGAAACTAAATAGAATGATAGATTATGGTCTCCCGAACCTGCTATCTGAAAATAAAAGGTCAGTTTCCCATCAGCCAATGCACTCCCTGATTTTTTCATTTCTTCAGTCCCTGTATGAGCATTTGAATCCCTTATTGCTTTTGTTCCCTCTTTAACCTCTGTTCCTTGAACATCAATATTGGCATGAGCTGTCCAACTTCCTTGCCCGTTTAAATCTCCATCATTATAAGAATTAAAGTTGTCTGTAACAATGGTAGGGTCTAACAAACCATACCCGCCTTCACTTCCGACTACTTCCAGAAAAAACTCTTCCTTGCTAATCACAGATGAAATATTAACCTTTATTTTAAAATAAGCAGTCTCACTTTTAATAAGATTTACCTGTGTCTTTTTATCTGCTCTTTGGTTGGGTTTATCCTTCTCTAATAGATTACTTTTAGTGAGAAAGCTATCAAACTCTTCTTTTGAATAATCAGATATTTCCGACAAATCCCAATTGCCTGTTCTTCTCTTTTCTAAATGTGTTCCAATTTCTTCTTGTTTAATACAGGTTTTTTTTATTAATTCCTTTGTAGTTGTGCTTTCATAACTACAATCATATTTAACATCTTGATAATCGGAAATAATAGCATCATACGAACCAGTGATATTTAATCTTTCAATACTTTCAACAGTTATGTCTTCTCTCGGAGAAAAGAATTGCAGATTAGATAATTGTCCTTTTCCACTTTTGTTTTTAACTGCTACATAAACCGTAACATAATCCCAACTAAATAGATTAGAATAGAATTCCTTATCAGTATAAATTAGCAGATTTTCATTGGAATTCTCGTCTGTATAAGGAAACTCAATTACTTGTTCATCAACTTCTATTGGAATAATGGTGGTTGGGGGTGCGATAACCGTAGAAGCAACAGCAACCCCTATAATACCAAGAACAACAGCAATTTCTTTTACTTTCTTTTTACACCAACGACCAAAGGTTTTAATTTTGTCCCAGATATTAACTCCAAATTGTTTTATTTGTTTAATCATTTTTCTTTTTAATTATTATCCAATCAGGGGTAAAAGTATAAGACAAGAAATCCTTTCTTTTAATAAAACCAGCAAATGCCAATAAGACATCCTTCGCACCGATATCGTGTCCTGCAAAAACCCCTCCTTCCTTTACTAAAGGATAGTAATTTTTCATATCTTCTTTGACAAATTCATACTTATGGTCCCCATCTATATAAACGAAATCTAATCCCTTCGGGATTTTCTTATAGGCTTCGTTTGATGATTCTTTTATCCATACTATTTTGTCTTTGAATTTAGATAATCTCCGATGAGCTTGATTCTCAGCATCATCCACCTCCTTCTGGGTGCATACGATAATAGGATTATTCTCTATATTATGTCCCTCATATTCTTTATAAGGGTCTATAAGATATAACTTTTTAATGGGTAAATACTCCAATATATGTAAAGCATTCTCTCCTCCACATACCCCAACCTCTACACCAACCAAATCTTTCCTTCCCGGATAACATTTTCGGATAGATTTCATAAAGGGTCTGGGATAGCAATACCGGATATCAAGTCCAATATAATGAAAAATATCGTGGATTAATTTATGTAGTTTTTCTTTAATCATTATGGTGTATATTTAATAAAGATTGAACCTATTGTTGTTGAAGCCGCAGTAGGTGGTTCTCCTGTTCCATAAGATACATTTATAATTTGGTCTGTTGACGCAGTTCCATGGTCAGCAGCTTCCCATTCTCCAGTAAGTGTTTCACTTGCTGATAAATCTAATAAATTAGCCTCTGTTATTCCACCAATGGTTGTTGCTGTAAATGCTCCTGTAATATCAACAGTTCCTACAATCGTAGTAGTAGCCAAAGTAGATATGCCTGAGGCATTTAGATTAGTAGTAGTAGCATCTCCAGAAACTATTATATCTCCAGCATCAATGGTTTCGTGAGTATCTAAATTAGTAAACCAACCCTTTGATATTCTGCTTCCTGACTCTGCTAAAGCACCTGTCATTGTTAAATTCCCAGCTCCTAATGCTAATCCTCCGAAAGTAGGAGTAGAAGCTTGAGCTATGTCTTGCGGGAGAGAAAAAGTTATTGTTTGAGAAGAAGAAGCTATTATGATTTGGTTTGCTGTTCCAGTAAGAATAACAGAACCTGTTATACTATTTACATCATCAACTCCTGCTCCAGTTCCAGCTGGAGTGTCCCAAGAAACAGCCGATACTCCTGATTTTAGATATTTATCAGCATCTGCGGCTAATCTAATCCAATTAGAACCATTAAAATATATAATATCTCCTTGTGTTTCTCCTGTAATTGTTAAATCTTCTACATTCCAAATTCCTGAACTTATATTTATATCTCCTTTGTCATCATCAGAAACTATTGAACAAGTAAGAGTATTTGTAATATCTGTATCAACTACATTTGTCCAACTCCAATTATGTAAATCAGTATCTACTTCAATCGTAGCATTAGATAAAATTGCCGAAGTTCCTCCTGTAATAGTAAGAACACTTGAAGTTACTTCTGTTAAATTTCCTTTGTTTATATTTATATCAAAACTATCTGTTGGGTCTTCTACTATACTAAAAGTAGTCCCGTCAAAATCAAGATTTATCGCATTTGTGCTTTGGTCTGCTCCATCTATTTCAAGATTGGCAAAAGTGTTTGTGTCTGTATAATTTCCCGAATGTATATTAGTTTCTCCCTGATCAGATGTCCAATCAATATGCTCATTGGCTACATAATTCTCCAAAGCATCGTGGTCGCAGGTAATTGCTCCATTAGAAGCAATAGTGCAGTCATTACTCATAGCCACTCCTACTGGGTCATTAGAAGCATCTCCTACATAAATATAATTATCTGTCAAAACCATATCTGTATCATTATCTGCCAGATATTCTGTTGAAGAAGCGATATAAGCGTCTAATAAAGGACTATCTAAAATCAAGGAAGTAAAATCTGCATTTCCATCACTATCAATATATCCCACTTCGGCATTGGCATAATCTTTAAAATAAAGTTTATTAGCACCAGCACTATCTCCCATACGAATCATAGTATCCTCTCCTGAAGGGACAGTTATAGCGTGAGGAGAATGATGCATTATTACCATTTTTCCCTGATTGGCGTGGGAATAAGAAACATACCCGACTCTGGAAACAGCACCAGTTGTCGGAGTGGTAGTTACCATATCTCCATTAGTAGAAAGATATAAAGCATCTCCGTCACTCCAATCCGAAGTATCCAATGTGTTTAATTCTCCTCTAACCCTGACTAAAATTGTCTGTCCTGTGGTTTTTGTTTCCGCAGCCACACCTACAAAAGCATGTTTTGCAGAATTTGTATTGTCAGCTAAACTTACTTGTGGAAATTGTCCAGTTGCTCCTGAAATATAAACCACTTGTCCTTTTGTTATATCTTCAGCTGCTTTACAAGATAAAGTTAGTGCAGAAGCAGCAGCAGTTCCTATTCCTGTTAAATTAGAACCATCTCCACTAAAAGAGTTAGCAGTTACGGTTCCAGTAACATCTAAGGTCCCTGTCGCAGTTGTAGTTGCTAAACTCGTAATACCCTCAACAGTTAAAGCACCCGATATAGTCCCACCTGTTAATTCTAAATAAGAAGTGTCTAACGAACAACCCTCATCTGTTCCATCACAAGAAAAAGCACCAAAATCATCACTTGCCATATTAGTTGAAGTAACTGAAGTTAAATATCCAAAAGCATCTATTTCAAGAGAAGTATAATAAGAACTTGAAGCGGCTAACCAAATCGGGTCGGATTCAGAAGTTAGAAAACTATCAGCCGAGTTTAGATTCCCAGTAATAACTAAATCTCCAGTAGATACATCTATCCAGAATGGAGCAGTTGCTGTAGCGTTATCTCCTAATACTAAATCAGAAGTAGTGGCAGTTAAATATGTAAATCCGGTTGAAGTTGAAAATAGAGAACCACCTGTACCGCTAATTCCAGTTAGATTACTTCCATCTCCATAATAAACAGTTGTTGAAGTTCCTATATCCCAGCTGGAATCTCTGGGTACTAAATAAGTTCCATCTAAAGTAAAGAATGGAAGCTGTTGAATAGTAGATCCAAATACTGCAGACCCACAAAACAATAAGATTATTGCTGTTATAATTAAATTTTTATTCATAAAAACTTTCTCTTATTTTCTTTTGATTCTTCGACCATTCCTGTTGGGAATTGTATATTAACTGGTCTTTTTAAATCTTTTCTTAATTCTTCTATTTTTTCATCAATAATTTTTCTGACTTCTTCTAACTCCTTATTTAAAGCACTTCCTGAACTTTTAGATAATTTATTAACTAAATCACTAATCTTTTGCAATTCTCCAGATATTCTGGAATAATCAACTTTTTCCGGCTTAGGAATATAAATATCTTGAATAGCGTTTAGTACAGGAGATAAATCAATCTTCTCTTGCTCGGGAATATGAATATTTTTTATAGCCCTTAAAACAGAATTAATATCTACTTTTTCTGGTTTAGGAAATTTTACAGATGGAATCTTTACTTCTGGTATTCTTTTGATTTCATCTTGGACTATTTTTCTAACCTTTTTATAATCAATTTCTCCTCCTCCACCTCCATAAACAGGATTATATCTCTTCTGTACTAAAAACTCTTCTTGATTGACAGAATATAAAGCACTTTCAGTAGTATATCCTGAATCAGTATAAACCCGAGTAGTTATAACAACATAAAAACCTTCTCCCGAAGGATCAGCTGGAACTTGCCACTTTTCTGTAAATCTTTGATTGCCTTGATCAGTAAGATTAACTGTATCTAAAAGCACATCAGTTTTAGCATTTCTAATTTTTGCTTGAACATAATAAGTATTTGTATCTTTCGGATCACTAATCTGCCGGCAGATAACAAAATACTCTCTGGGATCTAATTGTATTGGCATATTTTTTAACTCTTAACTTATTTTTCTATTGTGCTCACAACAACTTCACCTCCTGAAGCAAGTCCGTAAATCTGGCCTATATAAAGATTGTCTGGCCCTATTGTATAACATTCTCCTGCTTGAAGATGATACCCTTCGTTAACTGCTACACTGGTAGTTGCTCCTACTAAATGCAACCAGACAGCATTTGTACTATCATTATTACAAAGCTCTGCATAAACTCTCCCTGAATTAGCTGAAAGAATTGATGTCGCAGAACTCGTAGCCACAGTAGTGCTTGAATTTGTCACCCCGCTTTGAATCCTATTAAAATCTCCACTTCCAAAAAGATAGGGATTTGCAGGAAGAGATTTAATTACTAAGTATCCAAAAAGGACAATACAAATAAGCAATATTCCTGATAATAAATTTAATTTGTTTTCCATAATTTTAAATTTTAGGTCCTCTCTACCCTGCGCCTCTTTTAGAAACGCAGAGTAGAAAAAACGATTAGTCAGCGACTTGAAATGAAGTTACTATGACAGCAAATTCTGCCGCCCTTACACGAGTGATTTGTATCCAAGCCCACTCATTCTGCTCAATAACTACATCTCCACCTGAGGGTTCAAGTAATTCATTGCCAGTCCCAGCCGCAATAGTTGTAGATGTGGCTGCTGTAGCAGCATTCTCAAACAATACCACTTTTGAATCTCCAACAGTTGTTAAACAATCAGCTGCTAAAGTAGTAGTTGAAGGTAATGTTAAAGTATATGCTCCTTTAGCAGGAGTCAAACTTAAAACAGCACTATTACAAAACTCAGCTGCTGTCAAAGTTGATGTAGTATCTCCGGGAGTAAGAGTAGTTACATCCCCACCATAAATTAGATTATCAACATTTGTCTCTCCTGTTACATCTAAAGTTGATGAAAAAGCACCACTGGTAAAACTAACTCCACCAGTTCCACTAATTACTTCCGTACCATCGACTGCAATGCCCTCGTCAAAGGATTCTTGAATATTGTGAATCAAGCCACCCATTTGAACCTGAGATCCTCCACTTCCAACTACTCCAATAATTAAACCTATTAAAAGAATAGCTGCACCACTGAGTAACGATAATGAATTAAGTTCTTTATTCATAAGGTTTTTAGTAGGGAGTGAGAATTAACCCACTCCCTAAGTTAATTAGAAAGCGTCAGATCTAATCTGAACATCGACCAATTGATCGGCACCCTCTTCGAATGTCTTAATTCCGAATAATGTCCAAGTGACAAAATCCTTTCCAATATAACCACTTCTATCTTTGGCTTTAAAATTGGAAAACTTTTGAATTACTAAATCGATAGGTTTGCCTTGACCAAATAACACATGCTGAATTTGTTTGGTAGTTGTCCAAATATCAGCTTCAGCTGCAATAGCTTCTGAAACTTCGATATAACTCTTACCAGTTGTCTTAAGAGTCATATAGGTACCTCCATCAGTAGCAACAACATTCTTTAGAAGTGCCTGATTAGCAGCACTTACCTTAACATATCCTGCGTCTGTATCAGAATCTACTGAAGTTCCCGGAGTGTTGATAGCAGCAACTAATGAATCCAATGTTTTAGCTTGATCAGAACAAATATGGATTGTTCCTGCAACTGCACCAAGAGTTCCCTTAAAATTGAATTCAACACCATTAATGGTAACTGTATCTCCTTCAGCAAAGATAGTTCCATTCTCTAATCTGCAACTGTGGCCCAATGAATTGGATTTATAGAGGTTAAACCCCATAAATTTGCCAATATGTCCATTCTTGCCAGTAGAATCACCTAATGAACTTTCCTTTCCACCTAAGTATTCTAAGAGCTTTTCTCTAAACTCTGGTGAAAGAACTGCCCATCTGTTGTTGTCTTCAACATCCAAATGACTTAACTTTCTATTAGCGATAGTAAAGATTTTCATGACATTTGAGGTAGTAAGCGTTAGCCCATTACCATCTGTGCCACCAAGATCACCATCGTCAATAGACGAGGTAGCATTATCATACTCACCGAAGAATTGTCCATCAATTTGGTTTCCCATTTTGACAGCACCATCATCGGCCCATAGATTAGCTTCCTTATAATTACTTTGAATTACATCAGGTTCTCTAATATAAAAAGTAACTTCTTTCTCTTGATTAATAGTTAAGGATGAATCAGTAGCAGTAATATCCTGACGGGTATAACCACCTTCTGAACCAAGATCATTAACTACAAGAGAGGATCGATATGGTCTATGAACCGTATCACCCCTTACAAGTAACGATTTCTCTTCAAAGTTGGCGATTGCACGATAAACATCTGTTTTCTCATGTTTTCTCTGCATACGCCGAGACCAATACTCTGGAAAGTTATCGCTTAATGAATTAGCCATAAAGCGTTTTGTAGCCATTATGAGCTAATCAAGAATTTCGAGATTGACTTATAATGACTATATTATTTTACGATTTTACCATCTCGATGAATGGTAAATTTGGGTTGCTTTTTCTCCATGTACTCACAATACTTATCAAAGTCTGCACCAGAAGCATTTTTAATGTCATCTTTAGTCCAGTTATCATAGTTTGTGAGCTTGCCCTTTGCTCCACCCGCAGAAGATTCTGCACTCTTTTTCCCTTTGGATTCACCTCGAAATTTGTCGAACTCTTCAAATCTCCAGATTCTCTTCAAAGGTACTTTGGCAAACTCTTCTGTAAAAGCAAGGTCTTTTAGAAGTTTTTTAACTTCTGCTTGATCACCTTCTTTGACATCATCTAAGGAAAGAATATCTTTTTTAAACTCTTGATCAAAGATTCTGTCCTCTTTAGTATCGGCAAGATCCTTTTCAAGTTTAGAAATTCTATCTTTGCTATCTTTGTCTAATCCTTTCTGTCCTCCTACAATACCAATAAGATCTTTAATCATACCTTCTTCCAGTCCATATTTATCACTTATTTCTTTTATCTTATCTGCTTGAACAGGAGTAGATTTTTTTGTTGCTTCCTCCAACTCTAATTGGAGTTTATCAATCTTCTCCTCATATTTCTTTTCAGCGATCTTATGTTTCCAGATAGGCATTGTTTTTGGAACCCTGCCTTCCTTCTCTTCCTTCTCTTCTTCCTTTTTTTCTTTCTCCTCTTCTTCTTTCTCTTCTTTCTCTTCTTCTTCCTTAGGTTTGTCCTCTTCCTTTTTTTGGGATTCCTCCTTTGGTTTTTCTTCAACCTCCGGCTTATCCTCTTCAGAATCTTTTTCAGATTCTATCTCATCCATGATCTTTTTTGACTCTTCGTCAGGGGCATCTTGGATTCCCTCTTTTTTTTCTTCAGGCATGTTATTTATGTACTTGCTCAAGTACAAGTTATTTTTTATGGGTGACTAACCTCATAGGTGATTTTGATAAGTTGCTCACTCCACAACACTATTGATAGCACTACTATTGCTCCAAAAGATTCCTGCTAACTCTCAGAGCAATGATAGTGCTATCAAAACAGGATTTTATTCTCTTGATTTTGAAGGTACTATTTTTCTTCCCTTAACTTTACTGACAAAACTTTTAGCAAACTTCTTAAAGCTCTTTCCATGAACCTTCTCGCTAAAAGTTCGGATATACTTATCTCCTTCAATTACATCAACCGCTTTTGATACTTTTATTTTTGGTTTGTTTATCTTTTTAGCCATAAAATTTATATTAGATTCTTTGTAAAACGACTTTTTAAGAATATCTTCTTTGTTTAGTTTTTATTTCTCCCCAAACAGCTTTCTTACTGCCGGGCAATTTACATCCATGAACATACTTATTATCAGGTAAAGACTTAGTAAATTTCTTACTCCCTTTGGTTGCCACACATTTTAAAAATTTTGCAGGCATATTATTCTAAGTTATCATCAATCTCTTTTTCTATATTTGAAAGAGATTTTTCTGCTCCATTAAAGATGTTAATAAACCATCTCCAGCATTCTCTCTCCCTGCGAATTGCTTTTCTCTCTTCGGAATCACTATCTAATTTTTTATCTTCTGATAAAGATGATGTACATCTCTTCTCTTTTCTTTTCATTTCTTCAATTATTCCCTGTACCCCTAAATTATCTTTTAACTTAGTAATGGCAAGGTTTTTTCTAATATCCTTTCCCCATTCTCTAATGGTCATTTTGTCATCATCGAAAGCGCTGGGGTTAGAAAATTCCTTTTCAAGTTGTTCTAATTTTTCTAATATCTGTGGAGTTTTCATACATTTGTACCCATTCCTCTAAAAACACCTGAGATTTTTTGACTCATACTCATTGTTTCTTCGGGGGTTTCGGGCGATGGTTCTCTAACATCGACTTTCTCAGATACGCCTAATTTTCCTTCTTCTGGTTTTTCTTCTTTTGGTGGTCTATTTAAGGCCATCATATTAGCCATTCTGGCCATGTTTTCAGCAGCAATTATCACATGGGCTTCGGCATATTCCATTAGTTTCATATACCATTCCTTTTTCTGCATTTCTTTTTTGTCTGACTCGTTTTTACCAAAATCAATCTTATCCAGTGCAAAATCCATTATATATTTGATAAACGCTGTATTGGCGCCTCTATTGATCTGTGGTTCTCTACCTTGTAAAATATCTTGGATTGCTTGTTCTGCTTCTGAAAACAACTCAAGATTACCTTCATTCTCTTTGTCTGCTGCCATTTTAATATCTGCTTCATCATATCCTCCAACCATTAATATCTGTGTCCTGAGCCAGTTAAGATTAGTTGTCATCTTCAAGTCCGGATCTTTCTGGATAAGCATAAGAGATTCTTTCTTTTCTCTTTTTTGTACTTCATTTAATCTTTCTTCTGAACTCCCACCAGTAATAGTAATATCAAACTCAGTTATGGGCCTTAAATCCTCCTTAGTTAGATCATCCCATTCAATTCCTCGAGAGCCAATCATCTTGACTGCCATATTCTCAGTCAAATGTTCTTTTAATCCATGCCAATATCTTAATCCTTTTTCAGCCCATGCTTCTTTATATGATTTATTAAATAGTCCTAATCTATCTGCTACCTGTTGAAGATTGCCAAAATATACTCCTACTTTCATATCTTCATCAGCAGATCCCTGAATATCAGAAGTTATTCCTGTCTTTCTGCCCAATAAACTATCAACTATTCCCATTAAATCAATCGTTCCATCAAGTCCTTCTGTTTTAAACTCATAAACAGCATCTTGTATTCTTCTACCTTGTGCGAGTTTAAATTCTACTAATCCATCGGGTCTATATTCTAATTGAGATGGATCCGGTATTGCTTCAAAATCATATCCCCTCATTCCTGCATTTATCTTCTGGCGATTGTTTATTGTCTGCGTAAATAAAACATCCATTATTTCACATAATGGTCTGGCATCATCTGCCGGTGCTTTGCTCCAAAAGTTGAAAGCGTCAGGGTTAGTGGCCCAAGAAACATAGGGCCATTCATTGGACTCAAACACATCACTTAATTTATGTGCTCTTACCCATATTCCAGTGCTATATTCAAATAATAAATAATACCTTTCGCCTTCATGAGTCATATACCACTCAATAAATCTTACGGTTGGTACACCAACATAGGTATTACTTTCAATATCAAGCCCTAAAGAGTCAAATCTTTCAGTTGCTTCTTTGTATAATTGCTCGTTCTTTTTAAAGTCATCTGTATTAAGAGCATTAAATAATTTATTAACTTGTGTTTGATCATAAATATCACCTTCAAGTTGAGTTTTAGTTTTCCAGATATTCTGTTCACCCATAAAGCTATGGTTGCTCAAATGTCCACCACCTTTTGGCTCGCAAAGAAAATTGTTGTGATCAATGACATCTAAATTAGATTTATATTTTGGATCAGACTCTGCAAAGTATTTAGTTATTCCTCTGCCTGAAAAGATAGCTAACTTCTTTTCACATCTATCCTTAAAGTTCCAGTTGCCATGATTAGTATCACTATCTATTTTCCAAGCGCTGGAAACCTTGAGAGATCTCTTAAGGTCCGCTAAATCAGTATATCCGAAATTAACAATAGGCGGATCATCTATTTTAGAAAGTAGAGTATCAACAAAACCAGACATGACAGGCAGGTTAATTGAAAACTTACCTTTTAATGTCTTTCGCTTTTTGCCATAGTAATATTCCTCATTCTTGGCAATATCATCCATCCTCTTTTGTTTGAACTTAGCTGCTGTCTGCACTTGCAAAACAGCTATACTTGTGAGTTTATCGGCCAATGTTTGATTAAGATGTTCCATAGTATTTAAAAACAGGCAAATCATCTCTTTAAGAGATACGATTTACCTGCTGTGGTTGACCACTAAGTAAGGTTATTAGTTTATTTTATTGTTTATTTTAATGTTTGTCAATAGCAATGTTCCCATCAAAGATTTTCTCAGGTTCTTTGACAATAACTTTATGAGGTTGTCCTGCGTGAACTATCAACTCTACCTTGCCGAATCTAAACTCATTCCTTATAAACTTTATAAGCTGGATTTCTTTCTTCGTTAATTCGAATTGTATTTTTTTATCCTTCACTTTCAAATGTTGACTCATATGGTTTTTGTTTATAAGGTTTTCTTGACTCTGGTTGCTGTGCTATCTGAAGTTGATAAGCAGCAGAATCAAGCGTATCATCATTTACTCCCTTAGGAAACCTTGCTTCTTCTTCTTCTAAATCACTACATTCTTTTTCTATATGAAAGATCGACCCTGCGCTATATCTTGGAATCAATCCTCTTATTCTAAGATTCTTGGCTTTCCCTTTAGTTTTTAATGGTTCGACTGTAAAGAATTTATTTCTCTTTTTCATTTCCTCATCTAAAAATGGTTTGATAGCAGATGTATATGCTCCCTCTTCTATTCCAAACTTCTCCGGGCTTACTTCTTCATTTAACTTAAACATCAGATTAATAAGCTCTACTGAGTCAAACTTTATTCTGAAAGATCTAAAGTTCCATTTGTTTTCTTTATCTACATAGTTGATTGTGATACCAATAAAATCTGATTTGTCTGTTAAAGCCCAAGCAGGATCGATAGTTATAAAGCGCCGGGTTTCTAATTTCAATACTTCTTCTAAATTTCTGGAATGGAACCAATCTTTCTTAAATTCCCTGCTTTCTTCATCTACCGGATTCTGTTGATAGAGTGCAGACCATTCATATGGACCTAAATCTTGTTTTCTTTTGTTTAATATCTCTAATGGAAATCTATATGGCCATAATGCTTCTCCTTTACTTCTACACTCTTCATCTTCTTCTGCTATCGCTGGAAACTTAATAACTTCCCACTCATCTAATCTGCCTTGCTCTTTTGCTTGTTTTAATATTCTACCAATTAAATCATCATCGTGCCATCTTGTTGCAATTACTATAATTGCTCCATTCCCTTCTTCTCGAGTTAAGAAAGTTGATAACCACCACTTCCAATGTTTTTCCCTGATAACTTCACTATCTGCTTCTTCTCTATTTTTAATAGGATCATCAACTATTCCTATTTTAAAACCCTTACCTGTTATCGGCCCTCCAATTCCTACAGCATTATATCCTCCACCTGACTTAGTTAACCACTTTGCTTTTGCTTGAGTGTCTGCTCTTAATCTTGTATTAAAGATTGCCTGATAATTAGCGCTGTTCATCAGATCTCTGGTAGCTAAACCAAAGTCAGTTGATAAGTCCTGAGAATAACTGGTAACAATAATTGGAAAGTCAGGATCCTTGCCTAATACCCAAGCGGGAAACTTAATAGATGCTTCTTCGCTCTTCCCATGTCTTGGCGGTAATTCTAATATAATTCTGGCTCTCTCTCCTCTCTTAACTTTTTCATAAGCATTCTGAAGTTTCTCAGCAATAATTTCATGATGCCAATTCGCTTGGTATTTTTTATCTGTAACTATAGCAAAATCAATCAAATTATCCTTTGCTGCTTTTGTTGCTATTAGTTCCTTTTGTTCTTCTTCTGATAAGTTGTTCAAATTGTTCGTCATTTAATTCAAACTTATTTATTACCTCTCCTTCAATTTGATGACTTTGTTTAGGCATGCCATCCACATAATTCCATATCGTTTTAATAGTATCCCACTTTTTCTTTTTAACTAATCCCCAGATGATTTCTCTAAACTCTTTTATCTTTGCATCTTTTTCATTGGTTCCTGACAACATTCTTTTAATCTCTGTAGTAATAGATAAAGAACCCTTAGGCCTACCATTAGGATTACCTGATTGTCCCTTCTTAAATAGATGTGGCATTGTCTTTCTCTTATCTACCACTTGTTTTTTTTCTGTTTTATCAGTTTTCTTTTTCATAACAATTTTTCTTAATTCCTCTTTGGTATATTTTTTATCTTATCTTTTTAATTTATAGAACTCCAGTGCTAATGAGTCTATCCCCAACTTCTTTCTTAACCACCTAAATATCCAGTGCCTCTTTCTTAATTCTATATACACTTTCCTACTTTTTTTTATTTGTTTCATCTTCTTTTCTTAAGTTTCTTTTTAACCTTTTTAACTACGCTCTTAACTTTTGGAAAGAACCACTTCATATGTATTTCATCTTTATCTTCATCATAAACTAAGGATTCTGCGGTTCCCCAAATATCATCTAAATGTTCCCATCTAAACATATGCCAAGTATATCTTATAAAAATATCTTTAGCATTAAGTAAAAACCTCATCTTTTCTTTATCCTTTTCTGTCCAACCTTTCTTATCGGCATAACCAGCTACAATTTCATTAAATTGTTTATTGCTTTTCTTTTCCTGTTCTCTGTACCAATGAACACTAACCCCGAGAGAATGAGCAATCTTCTGATCTATTTTATTTATTTCCTCATTTGATTTCTTAAAATAAGATGGCGCTTTGATTGACTTCTTCATGTTTTTATATAACGAGAATATTGACATAATTTTATAATTTATTTTCTGATGGATAAAGCGCTTCTTTTAATTTTATAAAAGCATCACTACCCGCAGCTTTAATATAACTATCGCCACTCTTTTCTACATCAGATATATAAGCAACAATGATCTTGCCACCAACTTTTTCAACCTCGTCTAATTTCTTAATTCGTTTTTTAGTAGCAGTTTTGTTATTTTTTGACCTTTTAAATCGCTTGTATGCCCTCTCTAAAATAAGAGTTGACATATACTATAACTCATTTTTATAAAATTCAATTAAATCTTCAAGTTCTTTAACTTTCCACTTTTTAATCTGATCTCCTTTTCTCTTTAGTTCCTCTATTATACCATGTCCATAAATTCTTTCAAGTTTGATTGCATAGTTTATTAGGTTCCCATGTAACCATTTATTACAATGAACACATTGGCAGTGAATATTTCTTAAGTCAAAATCTACACTATCTCTATGAACAAAATGTCCTGCTTGTTGTTCTTTCCAATCTCTCTGATCACCGCAAGTAAAACATTTTCCTTTTTCTTTCTGTCTAATATACATTGATTGAAGTTTCCACGCTTTCTTTCTTAGTTTGGTTATTGATTTTTCTTTAATCTTTGGTTTCTTCTTCATATCTTCTTTATTTCTTTGATAAGCTTGTCTATATCTTTAAATATCTCTGGTTCTTTTCCTTCATCGTATATGTCTCCCCAATACATAGTAAGATCTTCTAACTTTTTTATTATTATCTTTTTTAATTCTTTATTTTTCATATAAATTTAATTGTTAGATTTTGCTTATTTTATCAATAATAATACCTGTTATCTTTGATTTCATTCTTTCTTCACCTTCCAAAATTCCTTCTCTTTTTTCTTTCTGAAATAAATGACTTGCCATTTCTACAAATTCTTTTGTCCCTTTAAACTCTATCCTATTGTCTTTGTTTATAATTATACTATTCTCCATATAATTTAATTGTTAGTTAATCTTTTAACCCAATAATTTTTGTCTAATAGAAAATCCATCAACTTTCCTTTCGCACTTTTTTCTCTAAAAGCAGTATCGTTAAAACCAAGTTTGCCACATATTTCTGTAATAAAGTCTTCTTCAAGAACTTCGGCTTTAATTATTTGCCTTGCTAATTTTACTCTTTTTAAAACTCCTTTTAATATAATATCTTTTAACATATAATTT